TGTAAATACTCCTCGTTCAGCTAGAGGAGGATTACCTTCTAGAGCAATGGATAAAACAAGAACAAGATTTAATAAAGGTGGAGAAGCTTTCCCAGATTTAAGTGGTGATGGTGAAATAACACAGGAAGATATTTTAATAGGTAAAGGTGTGATTAAAAAAGCTAAAGGTGGAATAATGCAAAGAATGAAATTTGGTGAAGGTGATTCTGTTAAAGAAAAAATTGAAGCTAAAAAATTTGAAAAACTTGAAGCAATGAAAAAAACTGGATTAGAATTAACACCTAAACAAGAACAAGAATTAGAAGCTTATAAAGCATCTAAAGGTATTAAAGCACAAATGGCAATTGGTGGAGTTGTTGGTAATGAATCTATAAGTAAATATAATCAAAGACCAGACTATCAAGCATATGCTGAAGGTGATGTAGTAGAAGATGAAATGCCTGATGAAGATATGCCACCTATGGAAGAATTAAAAGTAGAAGAAGAATCTTTATTACAACCAATGGGTATGGATGATGAAATGCCTATGGATGATGAAGAAGATATAAGTGATGAAGACTTAGAAGGTATGGATGCTATTATTGATACTTCAGCTTTATCAGATGAAGAAGAACAACTATTAGATGAAGCAGTAGAAATGCATCCAGAACTAGAAGCTATCATTCCTAAATTAGTTGCAACAGAATTTACAGATGATGGAGAAGTAGAAGGACCAGGAACAGGAACTTCAGACTCTATCCCAGCACTTTTATCAGATGGTGAATTTGTATTTACAGCCAAAGCAGTTAAGAATATTGGTGTAGACAAATTAAGAAGTATGATGAAAAAAGCAGAACAAGATTATGATGCTGGAATTGAATCTCAAGCAGAAGAGCAAGAGATAGTATAAAAGAATTTATAGAGAAAGGTAACTCTATGAATAGACAAGCTACCTTATAATATTTTTTATTATAAGCCCTTGTAGTTTCGTTTTAAACAAAAACACCTGCCTTAGCTACCTTCAGTTAAGAAGCCCTAAAGGAGGACACGATGAATACTAAAAACGAAGAAGGAAGACAAGAAGCCGAAGCAAACCCTTACAACAGAAAAAAATCTTGGCATACAGAAGATACAATGCCAGGAGATAGAACTTCTGCTGATGAAGGTTTGTTTGTGCCAAACCCTGAAAGTACTCAAGGTTTATCAACTGCTACTGCCGATGGCAACCCAGATGATAATGCTGAGAATACTGATGCAACAATGGATAAGGTTCAAGACTCTGCATTAAATGTAGAATCTAACACTTATACAAAAGTTGATTATAAGAAAAGATATGACGACCTAAAACGATATTATGATAGGAAGTTAGGTGAATGGAACAGTAAAGAAAGTGACCTTAAAGTTCAACTTCAAGAGAACCGACCTAAGTACCAACCACCAAAATCGAAAGAAGAGCTTGAAGCTTTTAAAAACGATTATCCTGACATTTATGGAGTTGTGGAAACTGTATCTCACTTACAATCGCAAAATGAAGTTAAGACTTTACAAGAAGAGTTAGAAAGTTTAAAGAAAGCAAATACTACTTTACAACAAAAGGAAGCTGCACTTGAACTTTCAAAATATCATCCTGACTTTGAGGAAATCAAAGAGTCTGATGATTTTCATAACTGGGCAGATACTCAGCCAATGGAAATTAAAAACTGGATATATGAAAACAACTCTAATGGAGCATTAGCTGCACGAGCAATTGACTTGTATAAGAAGGACCGAGGACTTGGATTAGATAAAAAAACCGAAACGAAGAAAAAAGCAAAAGCAGAAGGTGCTGATTTATTAGTTAAAACTAATGAACAATCTCAGATACCTGATGGTAAGCAAACTTTCTTCAAGCGTTCTGATATTGCTAAAATGTCAGATGCTGAGTTTATGCAATACGAAAAAGAAATTGTAAAAGCTCAAAGGGAAGGTAGACTTATAAAATAAGTTTACTTTATTTAATCAATAATAATAATATAAGGAGAATAATACTATGGCACATTTTCAAAGTGGTAGTACATATAACTTTGTAGATACTATTTCAGGTCAAGGCAATTCATTTTTTGTTCCTGAAATCTATTCGAAAAAAGTACAAATAGCTCTAAGAAAAGCTGCAGTAGCAGAAGCAGTATGTAACACAGATTACATGGGAGAAATCTCATCTTTCGGTGATACTGTTAACATTATCAAAGAGCCTCAAATCGCAGTAGCAGACTACACAAGAGGTCTGGCTGTAACATCAACTGACTTAACTGACCAAGAACTTGTTCTAACTGTAGACCAAGCTAAATCTTTTTCATTTAAGATTGATGACTTAGAGAAGAGATTCTCTCATGTCAACTTCCAAGCTATTGCTGCAGACAATGCTGCTTATGCTTTAAGAGATGCTATGGATAGCAATATTCTAGCAGCTATTTCAGCAGGAGCAACTGCAACTACAGGAATGGGAACAACTGGAACTCCGATTGATATCGGATTCGGAAGTGGTGAAGTTGACCCTCTAAACCAAATGGCATTAGCTGCTAAGGAATTAGATGAAGCTAACGCACCTGAAGATGGAAGATGGTTTGTTGCTGCACCTGAATGGTACAATCAACTTTCTAACTCTGCATCAAAACTTTTATCAGTAGACTTTAATGCTGGTCAAGGTTCAATCAGAAATGGTTTAGTTGCATCTGGATTACTTAGAGGTTTTTCAATGTACAAATCAAACAACCTACCAACTAATGACTTATCTGGTGCTACACCTGCTGGTTCAGCAACTGCACCTGAAGCTCTATTCGGTCACATGAGTTCAACTGCTGCTGCGTCAAGCATGAACAAAGTGGAAACTGTTAGAGATACAGGTACTTTCTCAGATATCGTTAGAGGTTTAATGGTATGGGGAAGAAAAGTATTAAGACCAGAAGTAGCTGGTAAAATTATCTACGCAATAGATTAATTTTTAATACACTATTGGGTGGGGGTAGCAATATCCCCATCCTCTTAATTTAGGAGAAGAATTATGTTAAATAAATATTGGACAAACAAAATTAATCACTACAAGGAACATCATAAAAAAGAAGTTCTTATTGTAGCTATTATAATTATAATCGCATACATTTTATAGGAGAAATAATATGCCAATGAAAAAAGCAATGCCTGGTGGAAAAATAACAAACAAAGGCAAATACAAACATGGTGGTAAAGTACACAGAAATAAAAAAGGTCATGGTGGAGTAATGACTATAGTAATTAAAAAAGACAAGACTAAGAAAAAATAATAATGGGTATAATGTCTTCACCTGCTTGGACTCGTAAAGAGGGTAAGAATCCTAAAGGAGGACTTAATGCTAAAGGTAGAGCTTCTTATAATAAAGGTAAAACTAAGACTGGTAAGAAAAGAAACTTAAAAGCACCAAGTAAAGTTGTAGGCAATAAAAGAAGAAAGAGTTTTTGTGCAAGGATGAAAGGAATGAAGAAGAAACTTACATCTAAGAAAACTGCAAGAGACCCGAATTCAAGAATTAATAAATCACTAAGAGCATGGAACTGTTAACATATGGCTAAAACTTATTTATCAATGACAAATGAATTACTGGTTGAAATAAATGAACCAGAAGTAACAACAGTATCAGGAGCATTAGGTATACAAAAATTTGTATCTAATTGTGTAAACAGAGCTTACTTTGATATAGTTGATGCAGTAGATGAATGGTCTTGGTTAAAAACTGCAGCACCTCAAAATGATTATTATGGTAATACATTTATTGAAACAGTAGCTGGACAAAGATGGTATCTTTTAAAAGCTGGTTCAACTGATGTAGATACAGATTATGATTCAGTTAACTGGGATGATTTTACTTTAACAACAGAAGGTGTTACAGGTGAGACAGCTCCTCATACAATTAATAAATTAGCATTCACAACTTTATCAGCATGGAGAGCTAACTATGCTCAAGGAGAAGAAACTAATAAAGCTAACTCACAAAGTTATTCAACACCATTAAGAGTATTAAGAAGTTCAGATGGAAGAAGATTTGGATTATCTCCAATACCTGATGATGTATATAGAATTTATTTCTTTGCATATAACAGACCTACTGAATTAGTTAATGATACAGATAAAGTATTATTTCCAGAACAATACAAACCAGTTTTACTAGCAAGAGCTAGATATTATATTTATCAATTTAAAGATAACATTGCTCAATCACAATTAGCTTTAGATGAATATAAAAAAGGATTACAAAATATGGCTGACCAATTAAACTCTCCTCAACCAGAGTATATGTCAGATGTAAGATTTACATATTTATATTAAGGAATAAACTATGCCAACTCAAGGAGCTTCTATTACAGTACAAGGTGGCTTGGATTTAATTTCAAGTTCTCATGCTTTATTTAGAACACCTGGAGCTGCTACAGTTTTACAAAATTTTGAATCATCTACAACAGGTGGATACAGAAGAATAAGTGGTTATCAAAAATTAGGAACGACAAGTGCTGTAATTCCTTCAGGTTTAAATACTGATGTTATTCATGGTATTAAAGGTTATGCTAATGGAATAGTAGTAGCTCAATCAGATGATTTATATTTTAGTACTACAGGTACTTCATATGTTCAGATAAATAAAGATACTTTTACAGCAGCTACTGGAACAGTTTCAATTAGTTCAGGTTCACCAACAGTAACAGGAAGTGGTACTACATTTACTTCTGAATTTATTGTCGGTGATGATATAAAAATTGATG